GCATAAATTAGATGAAGTAATCAACTACATCATGCAAGGCTTTCTTATTAAAGATGCTATTAGAACCGCTGGCTACTATGATACTGCATTTTATAAGATGCTGAATGATGAACAAGCTATGCAGTTGCAATCGGCTAAACGTAAATACAATGACAATAAACATTAACAACTAAAAACAAATAAAAAATGGAAACAAAAAACAATTACGAGATTAAGAATAATTCAGGTAGCATTTTTAAAAATGATACTGCAACAGGAAACCAACCAACATACAGAGGTAAGGTTAAAATAAACAATGTAGAAATGGATATATCACTTTGGGTAAAGGAATCTGCTAAAGGCACAAAATATTTTAGCGCATCGTTTCAGGAGCCATTTGTTAAACCTACGACTACGGAGCCGAATGTTAAAATAAATAATATTGAAAATGATTTGCCATTCTAAATAATTAATTATATATTTGTAAACGCTAAGTTGTAATTGAGGGATTGCAACATCTAATTAGCTAACTATTTAAAACAGCCTTTTAGCTTCCCTCAGCTATTAGGCTTTTTTTTTAAACAAAATGAAAAATCTAGAAAAATTTACAAAAGAAATGATTGACGGCTTTATTGCAGGAACGCAAGCAAGCTACGAACGTGGGGACACAATTGATCCACGTAAAGAATTAACCTTTATTGTAACCGACAGCGGCAATAAATTTCACATCAAGGCAATTTGGATTAAAGGAATTACATCCTATCCACTTGTCAATCCTATGACCGATAAAGACGATGTGCATCACTTTAACGATTACTATTTTTCAATTAGCAGAACCGATACAATTGTAAAAGCTAGTGATGAAATACATGAGGCCTTAGATTACATTAATTTAAACCAATATTTAAACTATTAATTATGAAAGAACTAGTAAACATACAAAACGAATTAAAAGTACCTAAAACAAATGTAAATGCTTTTGGTAAATATAAGTATAGAAGTGCTGAAGATATATTAGAAGCTGTTAAACCTATTTTATTAAAGTATAACGCTACTTTAACCCTTAGTGATGAAATATTAGCAATAGGTAGCAAAGTATTCTTAAAAGCAACCGCAAAGCTAAATGAAACTATTTGTTATGGTTATGCTGAACTTGCTGAACATAAAGGAATGAGTGCCGAACAAAGTACAGGCTGTGCAAGCTCATACTCTCGTAAATATGCTTTAAATGGTTTATTCTTAATTGATGAAACTGAAAGCGATGCAGATAGCCAAAAGCCTACTGAAAAACCAAACCTAAACGAACAAGTTGAAATAGCAAAAGCTAAAATAATAACCGCTACTTCACTAATTGATTTGGGTAATAAATACAAAGCATTGACACCAATTGAGCAACGCTTTCAGGATGTAATTGAATTAGCAAATAAACTTAAAACAACTTTGAAATAATGGAAGATATAATAAAGAAAATCGAGCAATACCAGGCAGAGCATAAAGTAAGATACAATGCTGCAATGGCTAAACCATTTGATGAAATAGTCTTTGAACTTGCTGGAGTTATAGGTGCTTACCAATCACAATTAGAAATGATTAAAATAGAACTACAATGGCAAATAAAGAAACAATAACCGAAAAAGAGTTGTTGGAATTGGCTAACCGATACATACAACTAGAGCAGGAACACGAGGAATATGTTAAAGCTGCATACCAAATTATCACTAAATTACAAATAGAAATTAACGAACTAAAAACTAAATACAATGAACCAATATAAAGACGGAGATAAAATAAGGATATGGCTTGAAGATTCAGTAGAGCCAAATGGTGGTAGCTGGTGCTATGGCAAAATTGAAGAGATAAAAATAGTTTACAAAATATTTGTTCAAGATGGCTTTCCATTAGATCCCGAAAATACAATAGATACATTTAATAATTATAAAATAGAAAAACTATGAACCAATCAATCTACAAAATCCAAAACGAATTTCAGTTAATTATTGCAGAAGTAATAAACAACGAAGGTGAGATCACTCCCGAATTAGAAACAGCTTTAACCATTAATAAAGAGCAGTTACAAAGCAAAGCAGTTGATTATTGCTACGTTATAAAACAGCTTGACTATGACTGCGAGCAAATAGACAACGAGATTGCCAGACTAAACAAGTTAAAGAAAGTACGATCTAATTTAACGGACCGATTAAAAAATACAGTATCTTCGGCAATGCAATTATATGATGTTGAGAAAATTGAAACACCACTAATTAAACTATCATTTAGGAATAGTGAAAGTGTTGAAATTACGAATGAGCAACAACTTGACGCTTGCTTTATAGTTACAAAGACGGTTACTTCACCCGATAAAAAAGCTATTAAGGATGCTATTAAAAGCGGGCAGTTAGTTTGTGGTGCTACGATTAGTTATAATAAAAATTTACAAATACGTTAGTTATGGAATATAGTTTTTTAACAACCGCAATTGAAAATTTAAACTTAAATGGAGTTTATTATACACCTAAAATAATTAAAAATAAAATACAAATGGAAAAAATAAAATCAATTATTGCGAACCCACCATTTAAAACTAAAAAAGTAAAAAAATCAGTTGTTTATGTAGAATTTTTAGACTGCAAAAATAAACACATACAAACACGAAAGGACTTTGAAACATACGAAAATGCGTGGAAGTTTGTATGTAGGACATTTGATAACCCAAGTAAAGATTTTATTAAATATTACTAAAAAATAAACAATATGAAACTATTTACTCAAAATAAAGATTTAAAAAAAACTGGGGTTTACGGCTGGACTTTGCCCGCTCACTGGGTTAAATTAACCGATGGAACTAAATTTAATACTTGTCCAAATGCTGGAGTTTGCGCTGCTTTTTGTTATGCTAAAAATGGTACTTTTATGTTTAGTAATGTAAGAAAGGCACACACCGAAAAATTAGAAATGGTTTTAAATAATCGTGAAAAATGGATTGAATTAATTAATGAGGAATTAAAAAATAAAAAATATATTAATAAATTCATTCGCATACACGATGCTGGGGATTTCTTTAGTGAACAATATGCTTTAGACTGGATAAATTTTGCAAAGGAAAATCAACAATGTATTTTTTATACTTATACAAAGGAGGTTTCTCTTTTTAAAAAATTACAAAGATACCAAAACTTAATTCCAACTAACTTTATTACTATTTTTTCATTTGGAGGCAAAGAAGATAATTTGATAAATAAAGAAATTGATAGGCACTCGGACGTATTCCCCGACCATGCCGCAATGATTGAGGCTGGTTATAATGACATAGCAGATGATGACTCACAAGCTGCAATAAATACAAATTTTAAAGTAGGTTTATATAGAAATAATATAAAACATTTTATAAAAAAAATGGGAGATAAAAAATTCAGTGAATGGCAAAACGGAGATAAACCAATTAAAAAACAAACTAAACTATTTTAACATGACAAACAAAGACAAAACACCAAGCGAAATAATACAGGAATTAGATTTTGACATCTACAATTTAGAAAACTTTATTGAAAATTTACATTCTCAAATATTAGTTAAAAAATTAAAGTTAGAGCAATTAAAGAATAGAAAAAAATCAATATTAAATTATTTAAACGAAAATGAGTAGAATATTTTATTACATTTGGATAGCAATGTGGGTGGCTTTAGGGCTGCCCATAGTTGCAGTAATTATTTCAGGCATTTATATTCAAAGTAAATGGCATAAATTAACTTGTAAAATGTGTAAAAAATGACCGCTATTTTAGAATTTGACCTTGATAACCCAGATGATAAAATGGCACACCTTAGATGCGTTACATCCTTAGAAATGGCTTTAGTTATATTTGAATGCTTACATAACAAAGCAGATATAAACGAGATGTGCGAAAAATATAATATTAATATTGATAACCTAATACAATGACAAACGAAGAGAAACAAATAATCAAAGAACTGGCATACAAAATAGTACTGCCTACAATTATAATAGCATTAGTTTGCCTAGCATTAATGGTAACTTGTAAAGGTAAAAAGCAACCGCCTAAAGTACCGCCTAGCGTGTTTGATTATAGTATTGATAGCATTAAAACAACTATCAACAAGGATAGTTTGATAATTGATAGTTTAATGAAATTGCGCCCAAAGGTTATTGTAAAGTATAAAACTAAATACGATACAATCTATAAACAAGCCCCTGATACTTGCAAAATGTATTTAGAGCAATTAAACGCTGAATGCTTAAAATTAGATAGCTTCAATATGGGCATTATAACAAGGCAAGAAACGCAATTAATAAGTTATAGTGAACTTGTTGGAACTATGTCTGAGCAGTCAAATATGTACGTTTTAAGGCATACTAAAGATAGTTTATTAATTACTAAGTTAGATAAGAAATTAAAACGAACTCGCAAGGTAGGCATTGCAGCTTTTGGTTTGGGTTTTGTTGGAGGGTTGTTGATTAGATGAATGTAGTTAGCTTGTTCAACGGAATGAACACAGGCCGTCAAGCCTTAGAGAATATCGGTATAAAAGTTGATAAATATTATTCAAGCGAAATAAAACCATACGCTATTGAATTAACACAATATCACTTTCCTGATACTATTCAAGTTGGTGATGTAACCAAATGGCGAGATTGGGATATTGATTGGCAAAGTATTGATTTAGTTTTAAGCGGATCACCTTGTCAAGATTTATCTGCAGCTGGTAAACGTGCAGGAATAAATGGTAGTAAAAGCAGTTTATTTTTTGTGTTTGTTGACATACTTAATCATATTAAATCACTCAATCCAAATGTATTATTTCTGCAAGAGAATGTAGGTAGTGCTTCAAAGTTGGATGTTGGAATTATGAGCCGAGCGTTGGGAGTTTACCCTTGTCGTATTAATAGCAGTTTACTAACCGCCCAATTAAGAGATAGATACTATTGGAGTAACATACAAACTAAAGAAACTATGTTTGATTTGGTTACTGATATTCCACAACCAATTGATAAGGGTATAATGTTTAAAGATATTATTACAAGTGGTGATGTTAATAGAGAAAAAAGTAAATGTCTTTTGTCAGGGTTGTATAATTCATTTTGTTATAAAAATGAAAAATCAAAAGAGGCTCAACATTATTTGATTAATAGAGAAAAATTTGGAACTTTATTGATTTACGAAGAAAACAATGAATTAAGATGCAAAACAAACACCGCAAAAGGTTATGACATAGTAACTGAAAATGATTGTTTAGATTTATCATTCCCTACTTCAACAACTCGCAGAGCAAGAGTTACTAAAGGTAAAAGTCCATGTATAATGGAATCAAATAATAACCTTTATTCATACAAAGATGGAATTGTTAGAACAGTAAACCAAATTGAAATGGAACGCTTACAAGGTTTCCCTGATGGATATACTTCAATACTATCTAAAGCTAAAGCTGGCAGTTTACTTGGTGATGGTTGGACTTTGCCAATAATAGAACACATCTTTAGTTTCATAAAAAAAAGGTAGGACATGAAACCTACCTAATTTATACAAACAATATGCAAATATAATAAAATTATGACACCAAAAGAAAAAGCACACGATTTAATATGTAATTTTTACTTTGCATTACCAAATAATGGATTGTCAGATTCAGGTATTAACTCAACAAGCAAAAGATGGAAGGAAGCTAAACAATGTGCTATTATAGCAGTTGATGAAATATTGGAATTAACAGGCGGACACATTAATCAGTTTTATCAAAATGTTAAAACCGAATTAACTAATTTTTAGATTTCAAACCGCTGTAAGTAGTCATGCCAAATAAGGCAGCTACAAAACCATAATCAATAATTAACACTTCACCCAACATACTTAAGTCACCCATACTAAGCCATTTAACGTGTGCAGCTACTATACACGCAATAATTGTAAAGGCTGTTAATTTGCGTGAACTAAAGCCAGCGTTGCCCATTTTAAAGCTATCTAATATATCTTTCATTTTACTATTGTTATGAATATTCTTTGCCCTTGCTTTTTAGCTGATTCAATCTTAGCGTAAAGTTTATTAGTGGCAATAGTGCTTTCAGTAATTCGGTTGCTTAATTTGCGAGTTCCGCAGAGCAAACAGCCCAAACTGTCCAATTCGGAATTTCCGCTGTGGATGCGAATTCCGCTCCAACCGATTACGTTTAATAATATAGGCATCATTTTTTTAAAGCGTGCCGACATAGTCCAATCAATCTCATAACGTCCATAAGGGATAGCAGTTTTACCGTAAACTTTAACTTTCAATATTTGCTCCAAAGTTAGCGTGTTATTTATGCCTCTATCTTTATCTTCCAATATGTAGCACTCAAATTTACCATCAATAGTTAAAGTTCCTATTGTTGAAATGTCCGTAAAGATTTCACGTTTTAATTGTAATTCCATATCTTTAAATAAATAGTTAAATCTACGCTCAGTCATTAAAATGTATGATCAATAATTTTAGTTTCATTCGGTAAAATTGCTTGCTTAGGCTCATAAACAAAATTAGTTTTTTTGCTTTTTTCATCGCAACAATCTTGTTTAATTTCCTCAATTTGATATTGCAAATGTTCTATTTCGTAATGTTTTTCGGTGTATAATTCTCTTATATCACTTTTGATTAAAAAATAGTTAGCCATTAAGCCACCAACAAAAGTGAACAATTTAATCTTATTTTCTAAACTACCTAATTCTTTCATAGCTATAAAGGTGGATTTGGTTTAGGTTCGTAAATAATTAATGGTAAATCTTTAACCCAAATAAATTCGTCATTTACACAATTAGCCATTTCTTCAACGCTAATTATCCAATTTTCGTTTAAATCTTGAATCGGGTTGAAATAGCAGTCAGGCGCATACCATTGCACTAATAAATCATTTTTTTGTTGGTCAGTCAATAGACCTACATATAAGTCATATTGCGCTTGTTTTAAATCTTTTAAAGTTATCATTATACTTGTCTACCTAAAGTTGTTTGAAATGTTTGTACTGCTGTTCTAAATGCTAACGCTTCAGCATCGGTTAATCCATCACCTATTGATGCAAATGCGCATTGTTTAGCTGTATAATTAATTGGTGAATTTGATGAATTTTGACAACCTAAATAAAAATTAAGATTTGGTAATAAACTGCCAGTTAAAGCAGATGTTAATACTTGAGTTCCATTTTTAAAAATCTTTTGAACATTTATTGCAGTTCTACTCGCAACATAAAAACCTAATGAATTTGGAGATGCTACTTGCGTAGGACCGCCAGTTTCACCCCATCTCATATAAAGATTTCCCGAATATCTTAAACCCAAATCAGTATAAATAACACCTGTTATTGCGCCCATTTCTCTTTCACTTGCACCAGTTGAATCAGTCCTTGAGTAATAACTCATGTGTCCACTTGTTCCTATTGAATAAGCAACAGATGGATTTAAAAAAGTATTAGCATAAGCATTGGTTCCATTTGGCTGATACCCATTTGCGCTAAACGTACCGCCACCACTGAATACTAATCTATACGATCCATTGGAATCGATGGGACTCTTCAAATTCCATTTATGAGTAAATGCGCTTGTCCCTCCGACAAAAGGATAGATAGCTTTCATTTTAGTCCAAATATTAGCACTTTTTAAATTAACTACTAAGGTATTGATTGCAGTCGCTTCCGTGCCACTTATTCCACTTGCAGTTATAAACGCTTGAGCATCGGCATCTGTTGGTACAGTGCCATTCCTACGCTTAATGCTAAACGGACTTATTGCTTTGCCTATTATCATTTTAATAAAGTATTACTGATCCACTTGTTAAAGTAATTGCGCTAATTTTAACACCGTAAGGTGCTACGTGTAATTCACCAGCTAATAAACTAACCGCACTAATTCCTAATGTTGTCAATAGATTGCTAGTTGCACCAGTTGTTAAATCAGTGCCTGTTAATGTTGCTATAACAGTTGCTTCACGAATATAAATTTGTGAAAAGTTAATTGCAGTAACCGCTCCTGTTCCTGTAACTGTTCTTGAACCATTTAAACCGCCAATTCGGTTAATCATTGTATCGTTTATTTCTTGTGCCATTTTGTTATTTATTTATATTAATTAATTATTTCTTTTGTCCATTCAGGTCTTTGTAATATTTCTAAAATTTCATCGTAAGTATATGGTCCACTTTTAGTCTTTAAATTTTCTACTGATTTTGGTATTTCAATTGAATCCCATTTTACAAAAGTTTTAGTTCCATCAATAGACTTTCTAACTGTTTCAATTGATGTTTCCATTACTTCAGTAAAATCAATACTTGTAAGTTCAGTACAATCAAATATCATAAATTTCTTTGCTATCATAATCCAAATCTATTTTTTAAAGCATTATAGTTCTGAAGAACCTCTTGAACCGATAGTGCTTTATTGTAATAACAAACACCCGATACTCTTATATTTGAAAAATAACTATTTGTTCCTTGCGAACCAATAGTTCTAAATAAGGACGGTAAGCTTGATGTACCCGTCATAATCCCAATGTTAACACCATTTATATACACAGTAACAGTATTTCCATTTCTTGTGTGTACTATATTGTACCATGTATTTGCATTTAGTCCAGCGTTGTACTGTAAGGTACGAAAAACATCACCAGTACCAACATAAAAGTTTTTTGTTGGGAAATCATAATATAAATTGTACCTGTTAGGTAAGTTTGCGCCCAAAACAACAAACGCCTCGCTAGAATTAGCCGCCCTAACATAATTAACCCACACACCCCAAGAACACACCGTTCCTAAATCTAATGAAGAATGTATAACATAATCATTAGTACCATCAAAAACAATACTTCCACCATTAGCACTATTAAAAGTTGGTCCATTTGTTAAAGTTCCGTTATTAGAATTACCACTAATATCAAACCAATTAACACCAGTACCTGGATAGGAACTTGGATTACCAGCATCTAAATTTAAAACCAAATTAGTTGTTACTATACTTGGAACTTTAGTCATCATTGATATAATAGTACTATAATTCATTTTATGATTGTTGTGCTACTCCTATGCAATCCCACTTTGTATCTGTTGCGTTATAAATAAATCCTAAATAAACTATTTTACTAATAACAGTTGTTGTTGGCAAAGTAACACCTATTGCACGATATTCCGTTCCATAAGCTATTGTGCGAGCAGTACCATTATCTTTAATTCTAATAATTAATGACTTGCCGTCTATAGATATACCTGTTGGATTTGCTAAAGTTAAACCAACCGCTTGCGCTGTAATAACGACTTCGTCATTTGTTGTAGTTGGTGTTACAGTTGCGGCACTTGTTACACTTTGAACATTTGGTGTAGTTGTTGGAGTTACTGTTAAAGGTAAAGGAACTAAAGAACGTACTGGAGTAGAACCTCCAAATTGAAAATCATAAGTTGGGGCAGAACCACCTACTATTCTACTACCGTAAAACTTTAAAACAATTCTATCAGTTGATAAAAATGTTCCATCATTCCATAATGCAGTTGCTGAAAATTGAGCATAAACACCATTAAAAACAGGAGGAGTATTTCCAGAAGTAGTAATTAAAGTTTCAGTTCCTGCACTATCTCTTTTATAAACTTCAAAATAAAATTCAGCATCTCCTGTTCCAGATGTCCTTCTAATATTTCCAATTGTAGAAATATTAATAACACCAGGATTACCAACTATTACATTTGTTGAGGTAATTAAACTTGAAATAAATTGATTAGTAGTTGTTATTGAGCCTGTGCTTACATCTACTGCAACTGTGTTATAACTTGGGTCTGTTATGCTACTTACTAATTTAACATAAGTAGGAATGTCACTTGCAGCCGTTGTAGCATATAAAATAAGATTAGAAGGCAAATCATTTAAAGAAATAAATTTATTACCGTCATCACCGTCATTTATTAAGTCAGAAGTCTTTGTTATTGAACTGCCAGCACCTAAAAAAGCTAAAGCACTAAGTTGAGTAGTTCCGTCACCAATTTTATAAGTGCCTGTTTGTTGCAGGTAAACCATTTGACCTGCTAACAATACCAAAGTAGCGTTGTTTGTAAACCATGCGCTATCTTTATAACCTAATCTTATATCTACATTTGCCATCTAAACTATTGGATCTATTATTGTTGCAGTATTGCTGTTTATTGTATCTATAATTTGTTGTAATACCTCAACGGTATAAGTACCCGAAGTGGTAAATGTTTGTAAAGTATTGCCCGACTGGTCTTGTATCAATACTTGAAAATTACCAACTATTTGATTAATCGTGCCACCTACATAAATATAATTATTGTCTAAAATATTACCGCTGTTAATTGGTAAAACACAACTATCATTCCCGATAGCAGAACTTATTGTTAAGTCAAAAAAGTGACCGCTAACATCGTCATCATTACGCTCGGTAAAATCAGTTAAAGAAATATTAGCATCAAATTTAAAAGCACCTAAATAACCGCTATTACGCACTTGTCTTAAATAGTTTGGTACATCATAACATAAACGTTCAACGTCACTTAGTATTTGGTTTACGTTGCTTATATCCTTATTTACTAAATCACTAATCACTATCATATACTTGCGACTAACAACACCCTCTGCAATACTACTGCCTTGCAATATTACATTCATAAAAGGATAAATGATTTCTACGTTTGTGTCCGCTTCACTTTCATCTCCAAAGTAAAATGAGTTTATGCCTTTGTGCTTTAACGCAAAGTTTTTAAATAATTCTATATCTTGATTTAATGTTAGCATTTATTCTTCGTGTCTTCTCCAATAATTAAAACGATTAAACTCTTCATTACCAAAATCTAAGTCACCACGCATTGCCACACCATTCGTATAATTTCTAACAGTTGGATTCATGCCAGTGTTACTTGTCTCTAAATATTTAGGAAAGGTAGTTGTATTTTCAATTAAGTAATCAGTTACTAATTGAGCGTATCTTTCTGCATGAATGCGCCATTTATCCATTAAGAATTTAACGTCACTAATATCTGCAGAACTTGAACTATCCGAACTTTTTACTTGAATACCTTTATTTTGGTAAGCAAATTTAAAGTCTGGTGATGCCTCCATTTTTACATACCAACATAATGCTTTAGCAATATAATCGTTTATAAGTGCTTTCTCATTCGGGTAGCTTGATAAAGTTGGGTTGGCAGTTATTTTAGTTTTTAAATCGTTATATAAAATAGTGCCTAGTATTTTTTGAATGTAAATATCTTGCACCATAATAATAGTGCTTTCCAATTTTTTCCAATCCACGTTGCCATCGACACCCGCCAATTTTTTAAAATAATCTTCCTGTATAAATAATACGTCAGCCATTGTTTATTTTTTCTTATCTTTTTTTCTTAAGCGAGTTTCAGCATACCACGAATGATTACAAGTGCTATCTATAAAACTACCTTTGTTAGTAAATCCTCCACGATAATCCCAAGCTGAATCTCCAAAGTCATTACTCCAATTATCAATAGTTTCAAAATCCCAACCCATCTTTTTATTTTTTTGTTTACCTATTACTTTTTTACAAAAGTCGTGCGAAGTGCTTAATAAATTTTCACTTATTCTATTTGGGTTTGATGAATAACTTACACCTTCATTTAAATCGTAAGTATAAAGCGTGTAAATTTCATCACTTTCAATTACATCAGTTTTTTTTTCTAATGCCTTTGCAGTTGGTTTAAAACCACTAATCGAATCGGTTAATAATTCTTTATCAATTAATCTAGCTATTGACTGCTCAACTTTATAAAATTCACTTTGAGTAACACTAACTAATTCGTTAATAGACATACTAGGATTGCCTTTTAAGGCATTCAAAACAGCATTGTCTAATTCTTGTACACTTATTACTAAAGCATCGGCAAACTTCATTATTTGCCTTTCGTATTTTAATGCTTCATTTGAATTTCTAACTCGTTCTCTTTTTAATACAATATAAGTTGATGGATCTTCTATTATGCCTTTACTTTCTAAATGCATTAAGAATTTATCCTCACTTATTTCCTTTGACATTCTAACCTCAATACCTAATATTTTTTTAGCTTGCGTTTCGTCAATGCCATAAGCAGTTAATCTAGTTACTGCTAAATGCTCATTTATTTTACCTTTAGTGTAATCTCTTACAATTCGGT